GTGGCGAACACAAAGGTCACTGCCGCGCAGGCCGCTGCCAATGCCACTACGCTGGTCGCCAACAAAGCAGCGCTGGACCTCATCGCAGGTGTATCTGGTGTGCTATACGTTACGCTCGATAATGGCTATCTGTGGCGCTGGAATGGCACTACGTATGTCGGCGCACCATTTACGATTGACGACAGCGGCAATATTGTCCTCACCGTCCTCAATCAAACCAACACCCTCGCCAACTTGCTAACACTATCAGGCGGTAATGGGAAGATAGCTATAGCTAATGACCAGGATGCCCTTGTTGTGTATCACGGCGGTGTAACTGATGGTAAAGCCTTTTACCGTAGACCTAAGCGTCTTGTCGTGTGTATTAACACATCAAGCGTTTTCTCTTGCCCATCTGGCGTAGACACGTTAGTCATCCCAGATGGCATAGATCGCAATGATGGCAATATTATGGATGCTGCCACGGGATATATAACAATTCCGGCTGGGTACTCAATTGCTTCTATGCAAGTGCTTGGGAGTGCCGCATGGAATGATGCTGCTGTAGCCAGTTCCAGCTTGCGCAAGATAATGCCTAAATATGAATCGGGGCCTGGCTCTGGATTATTTACTATACCTGTCGGTGCGAATAATGTCGCAAACTCAGTAGCATCTGTACTGACCCGACAAGTATGCAATGGCTATATTGGGACTTTTTTTATTGCCGCTGGCTCCAGACTTGGCATTTTCTTAAATCAGGCTTCTGGTGTAGCACTGATTCCAACCCTTAATCTCACTATTATTCTTGAGTCAGTATGACAAATATTGTTTATGGCGCTGGAGGTAAAGTATTAAGGGGCACAACGCAGGCCGAGGATTTTAGCTATTCAATATTGGAGACACCAATTGTTTCTGGTGGCACAGCGGCTGACGCCAGTTTCTATGACGCGACAAATAGCCTGACAACTGGCGCTGGGGTTGTTAATAATTGCCAGATTCAGGTGCAGGATTCTTTCCTGCTGCCAGGACATAGCTTCGTAAATCAAGCGCCCGCAGTTGCGAGTATGGATAGCATCGGCAACATGGCTCTTCTTACGCCTGGAACTGCACAGGTGGATATTGTTACTCCGGTAGGTACTCGCAGACTTAGTCGGGCGCTTACCGGCTCTATTGCGTCCTCCACAGTGTTTAAGGCTTATAAGGCGGGCAGTCTTGGAGAACACGTTACCAATGCCATCAATGCATTAATCAGTGGTAAAACACCTGGGAAGGCAACTCAGCAATTTGCCTCTGCGAATAACTTTAATCTAACAACCCCAGCAGTAACCCGCAATGCCAGTCTGTTCACCAGCGCCTACGACGCGACGGCTATTTCTGTAATGCGGGTGGATATATCGGGCAATAATCTAGGTTCTGCCTTCCCCGTGTTGCTGATTTCACCACGCCATGTAATTGCAGCCAGCCATATTCTTGGTGGTAAGGGTAAGGTGGTTTGGTTGGATTCTACAGGCGTATACCATACGGCCAATATTATAAGTATTTCTCAAGACACGGTAAATGATATTGGCGTTGGGTATCTCGATACTGCAATCACAGGTATTACACCTTTTAGTTTCTTACCACTGAACTGGCTGAATTACCTTGGGAGCTTAAATTACCCTGTCGGCTTTTCTGCTTCTTTAATGCACCTGCCTTGTTTGAGCAGACTTCAGCACCCAGATGACTCGGATAGTTATCTCTCTGCAATGTGTGTTTACGAGCTGACTTCGTTCTACTCCAGCACTGGTCAAAGTACGCAGGTAAGAAGCGGATCACATGTGTCTGCCGCATACCAGCCTTGGGCTGATGGAACTATAGGAGTGCGTGGTGGCGATAGCGGTTCGCCGATTATGTTTCCTATCAATGGCAAGCTGGTACTGATCTCAGCCCACTATACGGCGGGTGGTGGGGCTAACTGGGCTTATTACTCAACTTGGATTGGCGCACAAATGAATGGTCTGGCAACCGCAGCAGGGGATGCAACAGCGTATGCAATGCTGCGTGCCGATCTGAGCGCCTTTACGCAGTACCCGACGATATGATCCTCGCCGACGCCTTCATCACCGCCGATTCGACGCTCACTGCTGACGGGCTGGAGCTGATCGTCTATGTGGCCAAGCCTGGCTACGCCAAGCAGGTCGATATGGTGTCGGTGCTGGGCGAGCGCGAGGTGATCATGCTCACCGACCGGCGCCTGCTGGGCAAGATCGACACGATCGTGCTGGAGGATGCGCTGAGCCTGGCGTCGGATGAGATCGATGCCTATCTGGACGGGCGCTACGCGCTGCCGTTGCCCACCGTGCCGCGCCTGCTGACGCGGCTGTGCTGCGACATCGCCCGCTACCGCCTCTCCGGCGGCGATGCGCAGGAGACCGAACCGGCGCGCAACCGCTACCGCGATGCGATCCGGATGCTGGAGCAGATCAAGCGCGGCGATCTGACGCTGGGGCTGGACCCGGCGCAGCAGGAAGTGCCGACGCGCAGCGCGGTGCAGATCAACAACGGCAGCCGCACGTTCAGCCGCGCCACGCTGGCGGACTACTGATGATTACCGAGATCGAGGACGCCATCCTGACCCGCATCGGCAGCGCCAATGACGGCCGGCTGGGGTACAAGTTCGCCTCGCTCGACAGCTATGGCGGCGAGTTCGACGAAGACCTCAACCAGGTGATCCGGCGTTTGCCCGGCGTGTGGGTGGTGTATGCCGGCGGCGGCAAGCCGGTGCCCTATGGCACCCAGAAAGCGCGTTGGAAAATGCCGGCCACGTTTGCGGTGCTGGTCGGCGCGCGCAGCGTGCGCGGCGAGCCCTATAGCCGTCGCGGCCTGAACAACTCTGCCGGTGCGGTGCTCGAAGTGGGCGCGTACCGCATGCTGGACGATGCGCGACGGATGCTGCTGAATCAGGATTTCGGCCTGGCGATCGAGCGCTTGACGCCCGGCGCGGTGAAGACGCTGTACAACACGCGCCTGAATGGCCTGGCGATGTCGGTGTTTTCCCAGGAGTGGCACACCGCCTTCATGATCGACCCGGAACCGGCCGACCCGGCCGCGGCTGACTGGCTGCGCGTGGGCCTGAATTATTACCTGCAGCCGGACGACGGCATTGCCGATGCGTCCGATGCGATCACGTTGCGTTAACAAGGAGATGACGATGTTGGTTAAAGCAAGTGCGGGGCTGCGTGTGCCGATGGAA